GAGGATGTTCCAGAGGGCAGGGCTTGTGGCAACTGTTTCTTCTATGACGAGTCAAGAGTAAACGCTGAAGGTGACAAAGCCTGGTGTGAGCGTTGGGATGCTTTTGTTGAAGGTAGCTATTACTGCAACGCTTGGCAAGCAGATCAAGAGGGAAGGGACATTGACCAAAATGCACCCGCCTACATGAGAGCAGCAGCTCGGCGTGGACTTGAGTATTACGAAGAAGGTCTTGCAGGTGACGGCGTAACATCTGGCACTATCCGCGAGGCTAGAGAAATGGCAGAGGGTCGAGTATCTGATGACAAGTGGATTCGTTTAGCCGCTTGGATTGCTCGTCACCTAGTTGACCTTGACTCACCTAACGCAAACCCGGACTCTGACAACTATCCATCTGCCGGTGTGGTCGCACATTTGCTTTGGGGATCAGGGCCAAGCAAGCGAGCAGCGCAACGGACTAAAGACTACGCTGATTCGGTTGTTGCTAGAATCAGAGCAGAGGAAACTAACAGTATGGACAAGAAAAACAAGTGGCTTGATGTAGCTAGAGCAATCCAGCTAAAGATTGACGGCCCACAGGCTCAGTCAAAAGAGCCAGAGGTAAGAACCAACAGCGTTGACTTTGAAGTCAGAGCTGAGGGTGACGGCATGACCTTTACAGGTTACGCTTCTGTGTTCAATAGTCCATCAGAAGATTTAGGTGGTTTTGTCGAGTATGTCGCTCCAGGTGCTTTCAAGCGTTCTTTACAATCTCGCAATGAGGTTAAACTTCTTTGGAACCATGACTCAGGTGAGCCTCTGGCTTCCCTAAGAGGTGGCACTATGCAACTCGTTGAAGATGAAGTCGGACTAAGAGTTACAGCTAAGCTTCCAAACACAACTAGGGGCCGCGACATTGCTGAGCTTCTTCGCACCAAGGTAATTGACTCAATGAGCTTCGGTTTCAATGTAATCAAAGATTCTTGGTCAAGAGATGGTCAGACAAGAACTTTGGAGTCAGTCCGTTTGTTCGAGGCAAGCATCGTAAGTTTTCCCGCATATGCCGCTACAACAGCCACAGTTCGGTCAGCCCCAAGCATCAATGCTGACGAGCTAGCAGATGCTTTACTCAGGCTAGAGTCCGGTGAAGAACTTGACAGCAAGAGTGCAGAGCTAATCACTGATGTAGTAAACAAGCTCAAGGCACAGCCAGAGGTTGCAGAAGTAATTGACAATGGCCTTGACCTGCTAGACCTAAAGAAAAAGCAGTTCGACCTTCTACTGAAAAGGATATAAACATGGCAAGCAAAGATGAAATCAAAAAAGCAATCCTAAGAGCTGCTGGCAACCCTTCGGTTGGCGTAATCGCTGACATAGCCGATGATCTAGCAAAAGCAGTATGGGAACTTGACAACACGAACTCTTACAGCCCAGCCAAAGAAGCAAGGGTTGTAGACAGCAAAGAAACCCGATAGAGTTTCTTTAACCCTAGCTCAGCCCCCTTTCTGAGCTAGGGTTTTCTTTTGCCTATAAAATTGTTGTTATCAGTTGAGTGTAAGCACCGCTGTGTCTGTTGAGTGTCAGCACCGCAGGAACCCCATTCAATCATTTATAGGAGAATCATGTCTGATTTCATTAAGACTCAGATGGATGCCCGCAACAACCTAATCGCACAGGCAAGAGAAGTTCTTGACTTTGCACAGGGTGAGAAGCGTGGACTATCCGCTGAAGAAAACACCAAGATTGCTCGTATCGAAGCTGACATTGACTCAGCCGATGCAACAATCGAAACCGCTCGTAAACTAGCAGATCGTGAAGCTCGTGCTTCTGAGGCTGCTGCTTCATTCACACCATCCATGCCAGCACAGTCAAACTCTGACGCTGACATCCTTCGCTCAATCGCTACTGGCGAAATGCGCGGATACGACTTCGCCCGCGAGGTTCGTACTCTAGTTCCATCATCTAACACTGTTGGTCAGTCCTTCTATGACCAGGTATTCGAGATTGCACAGCTAGTTGGCCCAATGCTAACTGTTTCTGAAATCTTCAACACCACCTCTGGTGAGAACCTAGTAATCCCAACTGTTACAGCTACTTCAACCTCTGGTTCGGTAGCAGCAGCAGGAACCATCTCAGAGTCCAACCCAACATTCTCATCCATCACTCTTGGAGCTGAGAAATACGGTGCTTTGGTCCAGGTGGCTCAAGAACTAGTGTCCGATGCCGGATTTAACATCACTAGCTACATCGCACAGCAACTAGGTACTTCTCTAGGTTTGCAGGCAAACTCCGTTCTAACCACAAAGCTATCCGCAGCCGCAGGCTCAGTAGTAACTGGTGGAACTGGTGTTTCTGGTGTTGCTTCATACGAGAACCTAATTGACCTTGTATACGGAATCGCCGATGGCGCTCGCGTACTTCCAGGTCTAGGTTTCCAGATGAGCAAGACTGGAATCGCAGCAGCTCGCAAGCTGAAGGATGGTGCAGGAAACTACATCTGGACTAACTCAGCAGTACCAGGACAGCCAGCAACCTTGCTTGGCTACCCAGTATATGAAAATCCGAATGTGGCTGCTACTGGCCTAGGGGCGAAAAGCGTGCTTTTTGGGCATTTACCGAGCTTTAAGGTAAGAGTCGCCGGTGGTATCCGAGTCGATCAGTCAACCGATTTTGCGTTTAACACAGATACTGTGACATATCGCGGATTGATTCGACTTGACGGTGGATTAACCCACGCTACCCATATCGGGTACTTCAAGGGTGGAGCTAGCTAAATCTAGCCCCCAGTCAAAAAGCTGGCAGTGGGTCACAGAGCGTAGGACTGTGGCCCACTGTCTTTTTTTGCTATTGTTTAGTTATGCCTACAAATAAAGAGAAACTAAATGGCGCAGTAAGCGTCTGGTCTAATAGCTACAACGCACCAACCGGATACGGCCAACAGGTCACAATGCTTATTGACCGACTAAAGCGAGCAAGCCTAGATGTGGCAATGCTTTCCAACTACGGCCTTGAGGGAATTCCAGGCGTAATCAATACGCCTTATGGAAAAATTCCACATTACCCAAGAGGTTTAGATCAATACTCAAACGACTCTGGCCCACAGGATCACAAGACATTCATAGCTGACAAAGACAAGCCCAACCTGCTTATCACTCTTTACGATGTCTGGGTAATGAAGGCAAAGCAGTATGACGACTTTCCAATCGCCGCTTGGGTTCCACTTGACCATGTGACCCTTCCACCAGGCGTAGAGAAGTTTCTAACTAAAGAAAATGTCACTCCAGTTGCCATGTCACCTCATGGCGTTAGACAGCTAACAGCCAAGGGCATTGAGTGTGAGTACGCACCACACGCAATAGACACGAAGGTTTACAAGCCAACCTACACAATCGGTAAGCATGACATAAATCAGTATCTAGGACTAACACCTGAAACCTTTATGGTTGGTGTAGTCGCCGCTAACAAAGCAGGTGGTTTAGTTCACCGCAAAGCCTATGGAGAGCTAATCCTTGCCTTTAGTATCTTTGCCAAAGAAAAGCCTGATGCAGTTTTGTATCTTCACACAGACTCACTTGGTTTATCAGGCGGCTGGAACTTACTAAACATCCTTGCATCGCTAGGGGTAAAAAAAGAACAAGTAATCTTTCCAAACCCACAAGACTACCGATTCGGTCTAGCTCAGTCAGACCTTGCCGCTCTTTATACAAGGATGGATGTTTTACTTGCACCTAGCCTTGGTGAAGGCTTTGGCGTTCCATCCGTTGAAGCTCAAGCTTGTGGCACTAGGGTAATTGGTTCTAATTGGGCGGCAACACCCGACCTAGTAAGCTCCGACTCTTGGCTAATCGAGGGACAGCTAACTTGGGATGCCGGTCAAGACGCTTGGTGGATGACACCAAATGTATCTAGCTTGGTCAACGCGCTAGAAGAATCTTACAAAGCTGATCGTGGAAACTCACAGATTGCTATTGACTTTGCTAGCCAGTTTGATGTCGAAAAGGTTTGGGATAATAGCTGGATGCCGATTCTAAAAAAGTTGCTCAAGTGATTCCCGTATTAGCTTTCCCAACTTATGCCAGACACGATCTGGCGCAAAGAATGATTGACTCGATTGATTACCCAGTCGAGCATCTGGTAATTGTAGATAATTCTGGCAAGAGAGTATTCGAGCCAGTCAAGCCTGACATTGTAAAGAACATGTGGCTTATACAAGTTCCTTTCGGTTTAGGCCCAACCGCAGCCATGAATCTTGTTGTCAAGTCAACACCTCACGCTAAGTATTGGATTATGGCTAGCGAGGACACCTATTGTGCGCCTGGCAGCCTAGAAAAGATACACAACGAGGTAGATACTGAAGCTCTAAACTTTGTAGATGCTGTCCCTGACTGGTGCTTCATTGCGCTTGGTGAGGGTGTAGTCCTAAAGGCTGGCCTAGCGAGTGAGTTGTTTCACCCTCTTTACTTTGAGGACAATGACTATGAGAGGCAGATTGACGCTCTCGGTATTCCAAAAAAGCGTATTCATGCGACTATTCACCATGACAACAGCTCTACGATTGGCGCTGGATTCGGTCCAAAGAACGCCTACACCTTCTCTATAAATCAAAGGCTTTATGAGAAGCGAATAGCTGAGAAGAACATGAATAGCGGGGAATGGTCGCTTAGAATTAGACGAGAGAACTCTTGGGACTAAAGGGCTTTTTTAGTATCCTTTCCAGCCAGTAGAATAGAGAACATTATGGCAATCACCAACGGATATGCAACCCTTACAGAAGTCAAAGCCTCACTTCGCATTACAGACAACCTTGACGACACACTCCTAGAAACAGCCATTGAGTCTGCTTCTCGGATGATTGACGGCTACACAGCTCGCACCTTCTACAACGCCGGAACAGCCACTAGAAACTTTGCTGCTACCGATGCCCTAAACCTTATTATTGACGATGCCATTTCGGTTTCCGTAGTATCTTCTACCGATGAAGTTGGAGATACTTATGTAGTTTGGGGCGCTAACGATTTCCAACTAGAGCCTCTAAACAGTCGCTCTGACGGACTCTACATGCCATACACAGGCATTAGGGCTGTTGGTGATTACACCTGGCCTGTTGTAGATCAGCAAGCTCTTTGTCGAATCACAGGTGTTTGGGGTTTCTCTGCTGTTCCAATCGCAATCAAGCAAGCAACAGTAATTCAGTCCTCAAGACTTTTCAAGCGCCTTGACTCACCTCTTGGTATTGCCGGATTCGGTGACATGGGTGCTATCAGGGTCAACCGCTACCTTGACTCAGATGTAGAGCAACTAGCTATGCCATTTAGGATTATGAGAAACTTCGGCTAATGAGCATTACCGCTATTAGGACTGCACTAGCTACAAATCTTGCCACTATTTCTGGGCTACGCACAGCAGCCGAAGTGCCTGACCTACCTAACCCGCCTGTCGCAATAGTAAACCTAGATTCGGTCACTTATGATCAGGCTTTTGCCAAAGGCATGACTAACTACAACTTCACAATCACTGTCATTGTCGGTAGGTCTGCTGAAAGAGAAGCTCAGCGCAAGCTTGATGCCTACATTTCCGTAGGGGCAAACAGTGTCAAAAATGCAGTAGAATCAGATAAGACTCTTGGTGGATATGCCTACGACTGCCGAGTCGTGTCGTTGAACTCAGTCGGTTCAGTGACAATCAGTGATACAACATATCTGGCTGCTGACTTTACAGTCACAGTCATAGCAAACTAGGAGAAATAAATTGGCAAAATTTTACGCACAAGACTACAAGGTCACAATCGGCACTGCTGTAATCAGCGAGGACATTGCATCTGTAACTCTTGACATCACCGCAGACGAAGTTGAAACCACAGCTTTCGGTTCGAGCTACCGCTCAAGAATTGGTGGACTAAAGGATGCTTCTGTATCCCTAGATTTCCACCAGGACTTCGGAGCTGGCGCTGTTGACGCACTATTGTTCCCACTTATGGGTTCAACTGTTGCAGTCAAGATTGCACCTACCTCTGGAACAGTTACCGCAACAAACCCTGAGTACCGCTTCACAGCTTTAGTAACCCAGTACCAGCCTTTCGCTGGAGCTGTTGGCGACCTAGCTACCCTTTCGGTCACTTGGCCAGTATCGGGCGAAGTTACAAGAGGAACCGCACCAGCCTAATAGTTGCGCTAAGCTTGGATCATGAAACTAAACCTACAAATAAAGTTCACTGATAACCCAGACGAAGTGAAGCATGTTGTTTGCAACCCATCAGACATGATTAAGTTGGAAACAAAGTACGACATTTCGATTGCCAGTCTTGAAGCAAACATCAAGATTACTCACTTGCTTTTCCTAGCTTGGGCAAGTGAAACAAGAACTAAAGCGACTGCTGCTCCATTTGAAGAATGGGTGGACAACATTGAGTCCATCAGTCCGGCGGATGAGCAAAAAAAATAGTCGGGCTTGGTGATGCCTCAGCTCACTGGTACATCGCAACACTAGCTTGTGAAACAGGGATAAGTCCCAGAGAGCTAATGGAACTAGATGACAGGATGCTGTGGACACTCGGCAGGTATCTGATCTATAAGGCTCAGCACCAAGCACCACGCGCTTAAGAGGACACCCTTCGGGGTGTCCTCTCTTTTTTTGCTTCGGTAGAATAAGTAATGATAGGTGGTCTAAATGGCGTTGAAACTTTACACTGGCGTAAACAGTGACATAAAGGTCTATGCCTCTGACTGGCGGGTCTTTGTCAAAGAACTAAACAAGATTGACCCACAACAAATCAAAGAACTCAAAAAACGCTGGAAAGAAATAGCCGAGCCAGCTAGGGAAAGCATCCGTAGCGAACTAAAGGGCGAAGGCGCTGGCACACAAGGCCCTATGTCTGGTATGCGTCATGGTGGTCGAACTGGTTGGGGAACTAACTACGGAACAACTGGTGGCCCTGTCAGCAATGCAAAGCGTAAGCCATACAACTCAATCACTACTTCTGCCCTAACTAAAAACAAAAGAGGCGCAACAGGTATTGCTCGACTTATGGTTCGGTCTGCTGGTGTTGTCTATGCTGATTTAGCACAAAAAGCTAGCGGCAACGCGTATGTTCCAAGGATGTATAAAATTAGAGAGTTTGGTGGGCCTGAAATTATGAGAAGTCACGAGATTCGCCCAAGCGCAGTAGGTAGTTTTTTAAGCAACTTAGGGCCTGTCGTAAAGAAAAGTAAGCGTAAGAAGTCTAGGAATGTTTATCCTGGCTTTGATAGCGCATACCCACAAGTCGCTAAAAACGCCAAAGTAGCAATAGAAGAAACCATTAGGTTTGTCGAAAAGAATATTGATAGGAATAACAGCTAATGAGCAACATGTTCTTGAACATTGTCAGCACTTTCAAAAATGATGGAATTGCTGCTGCTACTCGACAGCTAGGTGCTTTTGGCTCTGCTGCTGGTGGACTTGGTTCAACTCTGGGTAAGGTCGGAGCTACGCTAGCCAGCTTTGGAATAGCTGCCAAGGCTGTGCAGTTTACAAGTCAATCCATTGACTCAGCGCGTGATCTTGAGCGCAACATGTATTCACTCCAAACAATTTTTGACGAGTTTACGCCAACTATGACAAAGTTTGTCGAGGGCGCACATCAGATTGGTCTAAGCCAAAAAGATGCTGCTAAGGCTTCTACATTCCTAGGTTCGGTTCTAAAGCAATCTGGTTTCAGCATGGAAGATGTCACTGAGCAGACTCAAAAGCTTGTAAGCCTTGGTGTGGACTTAGCTGCAACCTATGGCTACGATGTCCAAGAGGCTTTGCTTGGTATGACCGCCTTGTTCCGAGGTGAGTACGACCCGATTGAGAAGTTCGGTGTCGCTATGAAGCAGAGCGAAATCAATTCCGAGCTTGCCGCTAGGGGCCTAAATAATCTTCAGGGTGCTGCTAGAAGAAACGCTGAGCAAGTTATTAGGATGGAGCTTCTCTATCAGAGAGCTGCTGATGCTACTGGTGCTTTTGCTGGCCAGTCTGGAAACCTTTTTGTAGAGCAAAAGAAATTACAAGCTCAGTTTGAAAACATGCAAGCTAGCCTTGGTAATCAGCTTTTGCCAGTTATGGGTGCTTTGGTACAAGCCCTGGTCCCACTTGTTGACTACATAGGCC